AGACGCGGTGTAGATCATAATTTATGGATTTGGGAACCTGTTGACTACTCAAGAAGCTACATGGTAGTAGCTGACGTAGCAAGAGGCGATGGAAAAGACTTTTCAACCTTCCATGTTATTGATATTGAGAACAATTCCCAGGTTGGAGAATACAAAGGACAGTTAGGAACTAAAGAGTTTGGACACTTACTCGTAGGTATTGCTACAGAATACAATCAAGCTCTACTTGTAATTGAAAATGCTTCTATCGGATGGTCAACAATTCAGACCGTTATTGATAGAGGGTACGCTAACCTATACTATTCACCAAAAGGAGGTAACATGTCTGCCGACTCTTACTTCGATCAATACGACTACAACTCAAATATGGTAGCTGGATTCTCTATGAATTCAAGAACTAGACCGCTGGTCGTTGGTAAGTTTCAAGAATACGTTAATGAGAAAGCAGTTACTATCCGTTCCAAGCGTTTAATCGAAGAGATGAAAGTGTTTGTATGGAAGAATGGTAAAGCAGAAGCACAGCACGGTTATAATGATGACCTGGTTATGGCTTTCGGTATTGCTATGTACATCAGAGACACTGCATTAAAATTCAGACAGCAAGGATTAGACCTAACCCGCAATGCTTTAAACAATATTACGGTTACAAAACCTACTTACCAGGGCGTCTACTTACCTTCTCACGTTGCTAATCCCTATGAGATCGACAATGGTAAAGGAGGAAAAGAAGATATAAGCTGGATTTATTAACTATTTATACTTATATTACTACTAAACAATGGCTGATACCAGTATATTTTCGAGATTACGTAGATTATTTTCTACAGATGTTATTATCCGAAACGTCGGTGGAGATCAGTTAAAAGTAGCTGATACCAATCAAATTCAGATGTCGGGAGAGTTAGAAAATAACTCTTTGATGGCTAGATACAACAGAATCTACACCACCTCACCTACATCTCTTTACGGATACCAATCATCTTTTAACTATCAAACACTCAGAACCCAATTATATTCTGAGTACGACGCAATGGATACCGATGCAATTATTGCTTCTGCGTTAGATATCCTTTCGGAAGAATCTACCCTTAAGAACGATATGGGAGAAGTTCTTCACATTAGATCAAACGACGAGAATATTCAAAAGATTCTCTACAATTTGTTCTACGATGTATTAAACGTTGAGTTTAACTTAAGCTGGTGGATTAGAAATATGTGCAAATATGGAGACTTCTTCTTAAAATTAGAAGCTTCAGAGAAGTATGGAGTTTATAACGTAATTCCTTTTGCTGCATTTAATATAGAAAGACAAGAACATTATGATCCTGAAAACCCTACTGCTGTTAGATTTAGATACGATCCTGATGGGTTGGCCGCTGATACTTATGGATACTTTAAGACTCCTAACCAGCACGATGCCAAATCTATTTACTTCGATAACTACGAAGTAGCTCACTTCCGTTTATTAACAGACGTTAACTTCTTACCTTACGGCCGTTCTTATATTGAACCTGCTCGTAAGTTGTTTAAGCAGTATACATTGATGGAAGATGCAATGCTAGTTCATAGGATTGTAAGAGCTCCTGAGAAGAGAATTTTCTACATGAACGTAGGTGGTATTCCTCCTGCAGAGGTAGAGAACTTTATGCAGAAAGCAATCTCTAAAATGAAGCGTACTCCTTATATTGACCAAACAACAGGTGAATATAACTTAAAGTACAACATGCAGAACTTAATGGAGGATTTCTATATCCCTATTAGAGGAAACGATACTGCAACTAAGATTGAAACTTTAGGAGGTCTACAGTACGACGGTATCACTGACGTAAACTACTTAAGAGATAAGCTGTTTGCTGCTTTAAGAATTCCAAAAGCATTCTTAGGGTATGATGAAAAACTTCAAGGTAAAGCTACTCTTGCTGCAGAAGATATTCGCTTCGGTAGAACAGTGGAGAAGATTCAAAGAATCATGGTTTCTGAGCTTTATAAGATCGCATTCGTGCATTTATACATTCAGGGATACAGAGATGAATCACTAACTAACTTCGAATTATCATTAACAACTCCTTCTATCATTTATGATCAGGAAAGAATTATGTTATTGAAAGAGAAGATGGAATTAGCTCAAACAATGCTAGATTCACAATTGATTTCTTCTGATTGGATCTACGATAACATCTTCCACTTCAGTGCAGACGAATATGATGAGATGAGAGACTTAGTTCTTCAAGACGCTAAACGTAAATTTAGAATGTCTCAGATTGAAAATGAAGGGAACGATCCTTTAGAGACTGGAGAGACTTATGGAACTCCTCATGACATTGCAACTTCATACGGAAAAGGTAGGGTATATGATAGACCAGGTTCAGTACCTGCTGGATATGACAGAGACCGTCCTATTGGCCGCCCAGAAGAGAAAGCTTCTGACATTGATACCACTAACGATCCTTTAGGAATGGATAGACTGGGTAAAAAAGCAATGAAAACCGATGATCAGCAAGGTTACGGTAGAGACAATACATCACCGTTTGCATTAGAGAATACTAAAAAACAGTATTCAATGCATAAGAGAGTACTTGACGGTTTAGCTCCAAAAAAGATGATTTTTGAATCAGAAAGAAAAGCAAATGGCCTGTTAGACGAAAGCCAAATTAGGGAATAACATTTAACATATATTTATTATAAAACCATCGATAGATGTCAATAAAACATTCAAAATTTAGAAACACAGGACTTCTTTTTGAACTTCTGGTAAGGCAGATCACTTCCGATACGTTAGAAGGAAAGAATTCTGCTGCTATCAATATTCTTAAAAAGTATTTCGTTAACACTGAATTAGGAAAAGAATATAAACTTTATGAGCAAGTTACAGCTTATAAGAACCTAACAGAGTCTAAAGCTGAGATGGTGATCAACACCTTGGTAGAAACATCCACGAAACTTAAGAGATCTGAGATTAGAAAACAAAAGTACAATCTAGTTAAAGAAATTAAAGATAGTTACAACGTAGAAAAATTCTTCAAAGCTAAAGTAACCAACTATAAAGTATTTGCTGCTCTAAATAACCTGATCGAAAATCAATCATCAGATAAAGTAGCACCAGAAACAGTTATTAACAATAAAATTACAATACTCGAACACTTAACTAAGACTCCTGCCACTGTTCAGACAGATGAGTTGATGGAAGAGTATAAAGGATACAGCAAAGATTTAAGAATCTTAACGTATAAAATGCTTCTTGAAAAGTTTAATGAGAAGTATGACCACTTAACAACCAAGCAAAAAGAGGTTTTAAGAGAGGTAATCACCTCAGTCGACAATACAGACAAGTTAAAGGAGTATTACAATACAAGAATTACAGAGGTTGCTAATCTGTTAGCACAAAAAACAAGCCAAACTGAGGATCAAGTACTAAAAATTAAAATAACAGAAGTTTTAAAGTACGTTAAGCCTCTAGAGAAGACAGAAAAAGTAACTAACGATGCAATCATTAACTTGTTACAGTACTACGAACTTGTTAATGAACTATAATGGCAACAAGACAGCAGCTAAAAGACGAGCTTAAACAATGGCTTAGAGAGGAATCAACCTCCGGAGCAGCTGGCGGCTATATGACCCCCAACGCTTTTAATCCAAATAAAAAAGCACAGGGTACTTCACGTAACTACTACTTAAAGACTATTTATAACATATGAAAAGCCTACAAAATCAATACAATCTTATTAAAGAAGGTAAAGGCAATAAAGAAATCTTCTTAAAAGAAGTTAAAGCTCAATTCCCTCAGTATATCAGCAACGTTCAAACGTTTGACCAAGTTATTCACTCTCTTACTGAGAAAGGAATTATTAACGAAATGGTGTTAGTGTCTGCAAACAGACCTGAAACTCCAGATTGGTTTAAAGTGTTTAAGGAGAATACCGAAGCTGTAAAAGCAGACTTAAAAGATACTGACAAGTCAGTAACCGAAAAAGAAACTGCCGGATACAATTACGAAGACAGAAAGAACAACAACAACCTTTCAACTGAAGAAATCCTAAACGGATATTATGCTGAAATGAAAGATCCTAAGAATGCTGAAAAGACTGAAGATGAAATCAAAGCAATCGTATTTAAGAACTTAGAAAAAGATCCTTTGTTTTATATTAAGAATGCAGCATTTGGAGTTAAGGGTATTGGGTATACAGAAAACCATCCCGGTTTAGGACCAACAAAGGAAGTGACAGGTAAATACAAATCTTCAGGAATGGAGCCTGTTAACTTAAATGAGTCTCTAACAGAAGCTAAAGCAAGAAGAGCTATTGAAAAGCACATTGCAGAAATCGAAAAGATGAGTGAAGTAGCTGCTTGGGACCACAGAATTAGCAAAATTCAAGAGAAGATCGAAGAATTAACTAACAAAATGACCGTAACCGAAGGCGATGACGTTAAGGATATGGTTGATAAAAAAGCAGTAAAAGAGCTTAAAAAGGATATCGCTTTATTAACTAAGAAGAAAGCTTTATACGAAAAGCAAAAAGTTAAAGCAGCTAAAAAAGTAAAGGATAAATCAATGATGGAAGATACCGTTCTTGAAAATACTCCTGTATTAGAAGTAGATGCTACTAGTATGCCAACCACTGCAATGATGTTACAGATGGCTGATAACAATCCAGAGAAGTTTAAAGAGTACGTTAAACAAATGGATGCTGATCCTGCTTTTAAAACTCAGTTTATGAAGAAGCTAAGCCCTGCTGAAAAAGAAGAGCTTACTAAGAAGATAGAAGCACACTCAGAAGCTAAGACAGAATCATGGTCTGGTATGGTTAGAGAGTTAATTACTAAAAAGCGTTTAAAATTAAAATAATGGATAAGAAGTTACTTATTGAAACTATATCCTTCCAACCCCGAACTTTTACATTAGTAGAAGCAAAGGGCGGTTCTGGTCTTCCTTTAGTAGAAGGTGTTTTAGCAACTGCTGAAATAAAGAACGGTAACGGAAGATACTATAGCAAAAAGATTTGGGACAGGGAGATCAATAAGTATATGAGTTCTGTTAAAGAAAACAGAGCAGTTGGTGAACTAGATCACCCCGAATCTACTGTTATTAACCTTAAGAATGTATGTCATAACATCAAAGATATTTGGTGGGATGGTGATCATATCATGGGTAGAATAGAAATACTACCAACTCCGTCTGGAAATATTCTACAAGCCCTTATCGGCTCAGGTATCACCGTTGGTGTATCATCTAGAGGTATGGGTTCAGTAAGACAGATGGGAGAAACATTAGAAGTTCAAGACGACTTTGAATTACTATGCTGGGACTTCGTATCTACTCCTTCTAATCCAGGTTCTTGGATGACTCCTTTACACGAAGGATTAACAAAAACTGCAAACAAATACGACAAAGCTAATGAAATCATAAGAGAAATTTTATGTGCTCATGGTAGTTGTCCAATATTTTAACCCCTCTTAGGATAGTATCCTTTGATCGACCCTCCCTTAAAAAAGGAGGGTTTCTTATTTTTGGTAAAATAGTGCATATTTATATTTGTATGTACCGACAATTATTACGGTACCCAAAAACGCTCTACAAAACAATTATTACGCTCCAATTAATAAGCGTACTTCCCAAAAAAAATTATTATTAGGAAAATGACAAACAGAGACTTGTTAAAAGAAGCTATTGCCGATGCAAAAGCTGTAAAGGAAGTCGCTATCACTAATGCAAAAGCTGCGTTAGAAGAGGCTTTCACACCGCATCTGAAAGAGATGTTCGAAAAGAAAATGACAGAGATGGAGGAAGAGGACGAAAAGGAAATGAAAACCGAAGCTGAAGACACCGAGATGACCAACGAAGAACTTGAAGAGCTTTTAAAAGAGCTTGAAGAGGGAGAAGATCTTCTTAATGATCCTAAGACTACTTCAACTGCACATGGTAACATTGCAGAAGAAGAAGAGTCTGAAGAGAAAGAAGAAGAAGGAGAAGAGAAAGAGGAAGAAGAAGGTAAAGAAGGTGAAGAAGAAGAGGAAGAAGTTGAAATCGACCTTGAAGACATGTCTGAAGAAGACTTGCAGAAATTTATTGAAGAAGTGGTAGACGAAATGATCGAAGCTGGTGAATTAGAAGCCGGCCACGAAGGTATGGAAGATGAAGCTGGTATGGAAATGGAACCTGAAATGGGTGACGAAGAAATGCCTGCAGAAGAAGAAGCACCTATGATGGAAGGATTCGAATCTATCGA